GTGGAGGCTAACGCACTATCGGCATTGGCTCTAGCGAGTGCTTCATTAGATACCAAAGCAGCATTGGCACTGTCACCACTGCCCACTGTGCTAGACAAGTTGGAAACTAAAGTCGCGAGAGCAGAGTCAGCAGTAGTTCTTGTATTAGCTTCCTGGCTAATCGCTGCGGTGTTCGCGCCAGTAGCATTGTTGATACTGATGATGTTCTGCTTGATTGTCGTAACGCTGCCCTCGATTGAGGTAGTAGCCTGGCCATGTATCGTGAGGGTGTTCTCAAGCTGCTGGAGTTCATCGGCTATGTAGTTTGTCAAAGCCTCGTTTTGTATTGGGGGAGCTGGGGTCCCAAGGGTTCGACCAGGGATTATTCCCATATGACCTACCTGGCCAGCATGCCCCAATATAGGGGCAGGTTTTCTCTTGTAAGTCTTTAAGGCTGTCATATCAAATTACCTCCTGCCAGTGGTCTGCACATCTGCGTCAAAACCTATAAAGGCAAAATCTTTGCCGTCGGTGACCGTCATCTTGTAGCTCAAATAACGACCAGCAGCTCGGGAATCGATCTTGTGTTCGGTGGTCCCATCAAATGTAACAGTATCCAAATACACTGGGGCATTACCCTGTAGGTCCGAGGCACCTAAAGTAAAATCGAACTGCTTGTTCGAGCTTTCTGTAGTTACCTGGGGATAAATTCTAGTGACTACTTTATACCCTGCAACCGATGATAATTCGTCAAGGTCAATACCGACTCGTTCAACCTGGGGATTTTTGGTAGCCTCGGTATCAAGAGGAAAAGTTAGGTTGGAATTGAAGTCCGCAAGGTCAAGTCCATAGAGTTTGCTAGAGGATAATCCATCAGCCGTGGACACCTCACCCGTGAAGAGGATGTGGGTATTGAACTGCGCCTCTTGAGAAAAGTAGCTACCACCAATGGTGGCATAGCTACCCACGGCAGTTGCGTAGGTCTCTGTCGAGTCCACGGTGCCCTGGGTACTCGAGCTAACATTGGGCATGTCCAGAAATGACCAGGTAGCATTCTTGTAGTTGTACACTGCCGCCCGGTTGCATCTGTCACCAGAGGTGAACTCGGCCATGTCATCCCCGGAGGAATAACAGAAGTAGATTTCCTCGAGTTCGGGGTTGTGCTGAACGAAACACCTATCTGTCCTAGCCGAGTTTAAACCTGAGAAAACATACTGCTTAACCTTCTCATCAGCTATCGATTGCTTAGAGTGAGTGTCGTGCATATAAAGATCATTATCGCCAAACACAAAATGCTTGCCCTCGACTTCGACAACACAGTTTTGATTCATGATGCCAACATCAGAGAATAGCTTCCTGAAGTTAAAGATGAAGCTGCCGCCCGTATATTCCATGAGCCATACTTGGTCTTGGCTATAGATAATGAAGTTGGTACCTAGGGCTAAACCATCAACGATGGGGGTCTTCATTTCGACCAGGTCATTAAAGCCAGCAGACTTTGTGGTGTCGGATGCGTTCCAAGAACCTGGTATAGAGTTAGCGAGGGTAAGGTCCGACCACCGAACACGGGAGTTATAGTTAACACCCCCCTCGACGTTATTTAAAGCAATCAGGAAGTCACCATAGGACCTGAGTACCTCAGTCCTCCAGGTGGAATCCCAGTGTGTCAGGTCAGCAAAAGAGGAGCCCCCATTAGCCATATATACCGGAATCTTATCGTTTCGGTTGAGGTACGTTATGTCCGCTAAGGAGGCCCCCGTAAAACTTGCTGTGGATGCTGAGGTGGTACCTATAGAGCCCTGTCTGGATACTACTGAGCCATTGTTGTAACTGCGTATCTGGTAGGTGGGGGACACCATTATTACGTTGGAGAAGCCGCCCCCGGCTGCTGCGGGAATACCGTAGGTGAACCTGGGGATTACGCTGAGGCTACTTTTGATTGTTCGGAACACAGGACCGCGAGAGACTGCGCCCTGGTCAAACCTGACGTTCTTTGCCCGGGTGAAGGCTGCTATGGGCAGGGAGGCGGGACGTATATCTGTCACCACGCCAACGTCACCGACCCCGCGCACTGGGATTATATTTGCCATAATATGGAACCTGTTCCTGGTATCTAAAAATTAGGCGGTACGTTTCCACATATAGACTGCCAGGTAAGGCTGGAGAATACTGTGGGCAGCACCACCACCCGTGGAACTAGTGTCCGTAGAAGCAAAGCTGCTTGTACCATCCTCGGCACCATCAGAACCGTCACCCCGCGTATTCTCAATAGTTATGTTGTGGGTGTGGGCAGGCATCTCCGCTATCGTCAGGGTATGGGTCTTACTGCCGCCAGTAGCACCCCCGGCGAAGTCGGTGTCTGACGCATCGAAACCAACCAGGACCTTACCCGCCGCCAATACAGCCCAGGTACCACCAAAGTGGGTAGCCGGGGAGGTAGACACAACAGAGGTATAGATACTACCGACCGGGTACACGGTGGCCAGGGTGGCAGCACCAATAAGCTGGACGATCTCAGGACCCGTGATCCCACTTGATAGGGTCGGGGAAGAGCCGTCAGACACAATAGCGGGGGTAGCATCAGTGACACCTAGTAGGGTTAACACTTCAGCAGCAGAAATGCCACTAGCCAGGGCGGGGGTAGAGCCATTGCTAGTGATAGCAGACTTGGTGTTTAGCTCAGTGTGGGTGGCGGTTACCGCCCCGGTCACTCCGGGGAAGGATGCCTTAATACTAGCTTTCAAAAATCTCAAATGTTCGTCAGCCTGGCTCAGAGCATCGGTTGCAGCCGGGTTGGATACGTTGAGGCTGTTGATGTAGGTACCGGATTCGAGTGCCATGTTGGTTTACCTTAAGTGTTTTACTGAGGGAGTCCTGGGGACTTTTGTCTACCCGGGAGATTCTGAGGTCTGCTTGGGTGGTCTTTTTCAAATTTGGACGCTGCTTAAAAGAGCCCAACAACAACAACAACGACGAAGGGGTTAACCGTTGATTTTGAAATCGATTAGAGGCAATGGGCATGGGGGTCCATTTTCCAGCCAGGGAACCTAAAATTCTGAGCGATCAGGCCACAGGCCCCGTGTTACCTAGGTTCCTATGGGCAACGGATATATTATCCCTTGTCCGATCTTGGCTGTTGTTGAGAGTGATACACATTAGCATTTAACTTCTGTAAAATTTATTGGAATGACCCTATATTTCTTCTGTGAAAATGGGGACCTACCCATGTCCACCTAAGTCCACCCATGTCCACCTGAGTCCACACATGTCTACACATGTCTACACACATGACACACATGCCACCAATGCCTAACTATGTACACTGTGGTACACATTAGGCTACACATGACTACCATAAGAAACACATGTAGGCACATGACTACTATAAGAAACACATAACCCTCGACTAAGGAGAATAAAGAACCAGGAGGGCAGTGGAGGGGACACTGTGGTTCCCTCCTGGTTGCTAATTAGGCTTCGCCTTCTTCTTTACCTGAGACTACTTATGTCTTTGGTCTTGGGTCTGAGGTTAGGCGGCGTTGTAGCTGACAAACTGACTACACTTGTTTATGTGCTACTTAGTGTGAACAAGTGACACTTGTTTGCGCTACTTAGTGTCGTAGTGAACTTGGGTACCTGTGTACTTATGACATCGAGTGGAACTAGACAACAGTCACTGGCGCGCGGCGTAGCCACTACTAGTATTCTAATGGGTGGACACTTCTATAAATGGGGTGTTTTTAGTGTTGTCTATGCATTGATTGCACTTGTTACTCGTATAAACATATACCCCGAAAGGGTAGGTCGATTGGTCCTTTGTTGGACAGCGGCCACTAGCGGAACTATAGTGCGCCAATAGTTCAGGTACAAACCATCAAGCTTGTCGGTTTTTTCCTAGCTCACCAGTTGTGGTGGTGTAGATAGTGGAGCAATCCTAGGTACCTCGTTGTACCGCTACTGGATACCCGCTATCTACATCACCCATTCCTTTTCCTACCTTCTCTACTTCTCTATTGCTGGGAACTCCTTCTGTAACCTGAGCCAAAGGTTTCTTCTGTTCTCAGCATCCCGCTCGGCCTTCTCTTTTGATGATGCGAGATCAGCTCGTAGTTCCTCGTCAGACATTGGCGGATACTCATCGAGAGCATCCAATAGGTCTTCGGTTCCAGTTGTGTTCATATCTGTGTTACCTCTTCCAATAGTGATTCAGGCAGTGTCATCCAGTGAGTGACTGGAGCTGCTGTTATCAGTTCAGTTGACCAGTAGTTAAAATAGGAGCCATCGCTAACTTTGTAGCCTTCGACCACCCGGTTCCGACCGTCAACTGTAAACCGCAATAGGACATGTTCACCGTTACTTGGTAGCTTCTTGTCCACCTCTATCCATTGCTTTTTAGTCATGGCCACTTGTCACCTCCTTTTCCAATTGCTTCTCTAGGTTAGCCATAGCCCTCCAGGCTACCTGAGCCCAGTCTTTGTCTAGGATGTGTCTCATTAGAGCGTCTAGCTCGTCACCTGACTTGGACCTGTCCCAGTGCAGATTCTCTGCTGTTTGGCCGTGTTGGATTCCGCCTACCATACTTATCTTACTCACGGCTGCTATTGCCCTGGGAAAGTAACTGATGAAGCCTGTGTAGACCGGGATCATCTTCCTGGCTATTGGATCAGTGGGTAGGGCCTTGGCACCTATTGCTATAGCTTTGGCCTCCTCGATTGCGGGGGTGGCCCAGGGCTCTAGTCCGGTCTTCTGGGCACGATCCCAGTCTTGTGGTGTTGCGTCATTGATACTCATACTCTCACTCTCTCGCCGCAATCTGGACACGGGTCGAGCCAGTGGCGGTCTTGGTTGATGTTGATGCATTTACAGTAAGGGCGGCTCTCTTCGTCGTAGCGATCAGGAGTGTCGTAACTCCCTTTAGGCTGCTCGAAGTTTCCACTCAGGTACTTGAGGTCTCTCGTTGTCAGGATCATTCGTCGCAGTCCTTACACATGTTCATGTCGATCCATTCGTCGGGGGTAATCCCAGAGATCAGGAACTCTCGGTGTTCGGACGGGAGGTGTGGAAATGCTATCTGGGCCAGGGTACCCTCGGCATGCATTGCAAGCTGATTAGGCTCGACATCGATCTCCATCTCGTTTATTTCCCCGGTTACTACCGATTGGCGTTTAATTAGCATGGGCTGGACTCCAAAGTATCATTTCGTTTTTAGCAGGGTCCCAGTCATCCCACCTGAGTATCCTGGCGCACCGGGATTGGACCAGGGCATCCTCTCGGGTTAACCCACCCTTGATGTATGCTTGGGCAACCTGCTCCCAGCTAGGGTGGTTACCTAGGACCTTCTCGGCCTTCTTTGGGCCAGTCCCAGGTAGCCCTGGATAGCCATCGGTGCTGTCCCCGATTAAACATTGCGTTAAGAACCAGGAGTCGGCTTCTGCCAGGCTGACATCATGTATCTCGTCTTTCATTGGCCTTAACACTTGGCCTGGGACACCTAAGAGGTCCTTGTCATCAGACACCACCACAGTGTCGTAGCCGGGGGCTGACTGGAGGATACCCATCAGGTCATCTGCCTCCAGGGAAGCCTGTGTAATCGACGGCCAGGTGTCTTGAGCCCAGTCCATCATGTGGCCATAGCCCACTGGTTTTCTGGTCTTCTTTCGGTTGGATTTGTAGGGCTCGTACACCGTCTTTCTGAAGTTACTTTTGTCACTAAAACATAGGACTAATGTGTCGGCACCGAGCCTCTCCTTGAAGCCTTCCAGACGCTCACAGAACGTCTTCTTAGCTTGTTTAAGGTCTGCCCTTAAGCTCCAGATGTCTTCATCTATATCCCAGCAGATAGTCTCCTCAGAGGCTATGGTGGCTTGGAATAAATAGAGGTCGGCATCGACCAAGATGTTCTTTTTATTGGGACATAAAATGTCTAAGACGGTCATCGCAATACTCCTTAAAGTCTCTACCGTTTTCAGTTATTAGCCAGCGGTTACCCCAGCAATCGTCATCGATTAATGTGCTTATCAAGCCTTCTGAGGCGCAGACCGCAACATGCATGGCACAGTCCCTTGCAAAGTTACTTTTGACTGTGAAGGGCTTGCTCCAGGCTCTGTCGAGGACAATTACCATCCTTATTAATTCTCCTAAGTTGTCTTCGAATGCTTGGTCCTCTTCCTCGTTAGTGGGTGTCAGCCCAAGTTCTTCCCAGGGAATATTCTGCATCGATGTCGATACCGACTTTGAGATTAGCTCCTGCTTCTTTCGCCATTCGTCTAGCGAGATTACCTGTGACATTTCCTACCTCTTCTGTTGGGCAAGCAATCTGCACCTCGTCGTGGACCCACGCCATGATGTATGCCTTGCTGCCTGATTTAGTTAGTTCCTGATCAATCAATTTGACCCATTCTTTACAGATGATTGCACCTGCTGACTGGAGTAGTTGTGATAGCAAAATATGCTCACTGCGGACATGCAATGCTCGACCATCGAGACCCTTGATGTAGCCACGTTTGAATGCTCTACCGAGTTCGCTCTTGAGGGATTTGAAAGCCGGAATAGCTTTGTCAAATTCAGCCTTAAGGCGTTTGCCGTCTTTAGCTTTGCCTCCAACGATCTTGCCAATCAAAGCATCACCCCCGCCAAAAATTAAACTGTAGACAAAAGATTTTGCCGAGGCTCTATCAGGTAGACCCGCAGCTTTCTGATTGAAGGTGTGGATGTCTCCCTCCAAAATCTGCTTGGCATAGGCACCATCGTCATCTAGGTAATGTGCCAGACATCGCAGTTCCAACCCGGACAAATCCGCACCGCAGACAACCCAACCTGGGGGTGCGGTGAATAGCTCACGACACTCTCGGCCATAGGGCACTCGAGTACTGGGGATCTGCTGAATGTTAGGGTTGCGGGAACTGCATCTGCCGCTCACGGTTCCACCAGGTAACAATCGGTGCCTGAGCTTTCCATCCTTATCACATAGCTTTAGCCATGCCTGCTTGCCTTCTGCCAAT